CGAGAGTTTTTTGGATGTATAATTGGTTGCCATATTTTTACTATCTTATTTATGTAACAATTACAAGCGTTTCGGCATTTGAAGTTAGTGTGAAAGCAGACGATACTCTCAATTCCGTATTACTTATAATGCTACTAATTGTTCTAATTTGTGAGTTGACCGCAATATTGGATCCAACACTCATTATGCCTCTTGTGACCGCAATGTTAAACTTGGTGTTAGTACCAACAACATAAATGCTACTATTAACATTGACGGTACCAGCAAGTGTATTTGCGACATTAATTGTTGCCGTAGTAACTGTATTGGCATCAATTGTTTCATCAATTCTAAACTCAGCATAGTCAACAAAACCAGCTGGATGAACAAGGTTTTTAAAGGTAGATTTAAATTTATCAAACTCAACTTTTGATGATAACACATAAGCATAATCCACATAGTATTCACGACCTTGTATCACTCTTTCAGAGGAAGAAAGGATAGAATCTGAAGTTGTCCAACGACCAGGTAATGTAACATAGCTGGATTCGACAGTTGAATTTGCAGTTGCAGTTCCATCACCAAAGTTTGTTAAGTCAATTTCTGGTGGGTAAGCGTAACCGGATCCAGCGTCAATAATTCGAATCTTTAAAATTTCACCAGGATTTTTATCAGCCGTTGCAAATAAGTTTTCACCATCACCAATCAAAGCAATAATAGAGAGATTAGCATTAGCACCAGTCTTTGAACTAACTGTTATTGTAGCTGGTTTAGTTGGGTTATAGTTTTGACCACCAACTGGATAATCAAAATACTTACCAATATTTTTATCAGTAGTTGAGTATTGAAAATTAACATTAACATTCAATGATGTGTTTGATGAAATGGCATTAATATAGCGAGATTCATTATTAATCATAATGTAATCTCCAACACGCAAATCATTTTGGAATATAGTGCCTGTTCCAACAACTGTTACATTTGAGTTGCCAAAAGTATTTGCAGTACCACGAATTCTTGATGGTTGAATTTTAACTTGTGTGATTGCACCAGTAGCTGATACATTAGTTACGGCAGCAGCTGCGCCAATACCAATTGCCATTGGATGAGTTTCTCCAATTACAACTTCATCACCAATTTGATAACCAGTGCCGCCATTATTGATTTGAATTCTACCAACTGATTGTGAACTCTGAACAAATTGTGTTGTTCCATTTGCAAAATATTGTGCTGATTCAGCTTCTAAAGTTGGAACAGTAGCAAAAGTTGCATTAGCAAAAAGAATTGCCACATTAGTAATTGCACCAATACTTGTAATAGTTTCAAAAGTTAAAGCGTCAACAATCTTAGAAGTAACATTTTCAGTTACGATAGAAGCATTAAATCCGTAATTAGCGGCAGAAATTAAAACACTACCAAAGTCGGCAATTCTATCTGTATTAACAACAAATGTATTGGCAGTATTTGCACCAGAAACATCAACGGCATCAATAGCCATACTCAATGAGCCAGAACCTGCACCAATAACGACAACATTACTACCGGTTTTAAATCCAGCACCACCAGCTAAAACTCTAATTTGATTAATGAATCCTGAAAATACTTCTTCAACTGCGGCTGTTGCATCTCTTGTGGCTTCACCACCAGAAACAATAACGGGGTCGCCAACATTATAACTTGCGCCGCCGTAAATAACATTAATTGTTCTAAGAATGGATAAACCATGAATTTCAATTTTAATTAATGTATTATCAATTGGGTCTATAATATCAACAAACGCATTTTCACCATTATCAAATGTTCCCAATAAAGTTTTTTTATTGATATACAATTCAAAAATTGGAACAGAATTAATTGTTTTCTGTGCAGTCCTTTCAATTAAAGCCGTTGCGCCAGAAGTTTTACCAATAATTTGCCTATTTGTTAATAGAGTAAAATCAAATTTGTTATATAATACTTTAATTGTTGCACCTGTAGCTGGTGCGGTATTGAATATTAGTTTTCTTGTTTCTTTACGAATAATAAAACCTGAAGCTTGCAGAACATCATTAATATAAACAGACACATCTGATGGTTGAACAACCTGTGCAAGCTTAAAAGTTTTTGTGGTTGAATTGCCTGTATATAAACTATACACAACTTGTTCAATTCTAAAAGCATTTTCAATTAACCATTTACCATCGGAGGCACGAAGAATGCTGGTTTTAGGTTGAATGATATCAACTTCTTCATTAAACAAAAGCCTAAACAATAATTTAAAAGATTTCTCACTACCTTTTGCAAGATATAGTGGCAATATATGTTTTAGCAGTATGCCTTTATCAACTTCAACATTACGGGGAATTAAAGAAGCAAAAGTGTTAAAGAAATTATCTTCAAATTGACCAATAGATAAATCAACATCAGAAACATTTCTGAGTTTTTTAGCTTCTGTGGTTAAATTATTTTTTTGACTTCCTTGTTTATTTTCCAAAAATTCATAATATGCTTCCAAAAAAGCAATAAAATTAGGATGTTCTTCACGAACAAACTCCGGTACCTGACGGTTAATCAGTAGAGAAGTTTTTTGGTCAGCCATTATTTGTTAATTTTTTCTAAAGTGTTGACAATTGAAGTTGGATCAGTTTCATCAATTGTAATAATTGAATTTCGCAATGATTGAATGATGCCTCTTTCTGCTTCAATATCAATTCTAATTAATCCATCATTAGCATTTACTGATAAAAAATTGATACTATTGATAGTGATAACACCATTGTCATAGTCAACTTCGCCAGCATTAGAGTTAATGATTTGTCTTTGAGCCAAAGAATCGTAATAGATTGTTCTTAGGGTACCAATTTTACCATCAATAACAGCAACAGCAGTAGCACCATATCCAGTTTCATCCGTAATGGTAATAATTGCTCGTGTGTAATCTGTTCCACGATTGGTGATTTTAACGCTTTGAATTCTTCCATTAACAACCACAGCTTCAGCGGTTGCATTTGAACCATCGCCACTAATTGTTACTGTTGGATTGGTCGTGTAACCACTTCCTGGTGAAGTAATTTGAATTTGAGAAATACCAGTATAAGACTGAGGACTTTCTTCAAACACAGCTCGTCTTATTACGCCTGTTGTATCGTAAACATTAAACTCGGTCGATAATAGTTTATTTACCGTTGTTCCACGATGCAGTTGAGCATTAAATTTAATTGAATAACTGGCAACTTCATTTAATTTAGGAACAAATCTTTTTTGAACACGAACAGAAGATTCGCTACCAATAATTGATTCGTTGACATGAGAAATTGCATAATCTTGAAAGTCAGATAAAACAAAATATGTACCAAATGTATTTAAATTTGCATTTTTATAAGAAATAATGGATTGTTTAAGTTGTGCTTTAATTGTTTCTTCATCCAAAGTTGTTTTCTTTGGATTATATTGAACTTTACTATTAATAAGTAAATACAAATATTCAGGATTTTTAATTTCAGCAGCTACAGAAACAATGGCTTTAGGATTGATAATTTCATCAATAATTCTTTGTTTTTCTGTTTCAGATAAAAAATAATTGGCTTTTGGTTTTAAGGATATAAAAACTCTACCAAAAACTTTTGGTGTTTCATCTTCACCACCCCAAACAGAAATGGCATCAATGCTTGGGTATTTACTCTTAATATATGATTCATAATCTTTAACTGTAACTAAACGATTCTGTGTAGCATACTGAGCTGAAGATGAATATTTAATAGAATCCACAGTTTCACGGTTTGAACCGCCAGCAGCAACACCAACAACATCAACAGTAATATTACTAAAACCACCAATCGTTGCGTTAGGAGAAAAACCATCAGCCGCATTAGCATTTTCACCATTTGTAACCAAATAGTTTACAGTAACAATTGCGCCATCAGTTAATTTTTTACCAATTACACCATCACCAAAATAAATTTCATAATTACCATTTTTACTTTCTTGTAAGAAGAAACACAAAGACTCTGATGTTATATCTAAAACATCGGTTACTTGATTATAAACTTGACTGTAAGTATTTCCTGCATTAGGAGTTACAGATACAGAAATTGTAGAAATGTCTAAATTTGGATCAGGTAATGTAAAGATAGCTTTTGGATTTGAACTTTCAGCATATGTAAAACTGTAACTGTTTAACGAGCCTTCGTAAATATTTACATTTTCAAAAAAATATGTGGTATTAGCTTTAGTTACTGTTAGTGCATCCAATGTTACAAAATTATATGAAATATTATCAATCAAATTTGAATTAAACGCAAAACCTTTTGGAATAGTTAAGGTTCCTGGAGTTGTGTCACCAGATTCAACCGTTATATTAATTGTTGCTAAAGGAGATGTGACCGAATATGGAGTATAACCTAAAGTTTTAGCATGAGAAACAACAGAGTCCCGCAACAATGCAGTATCCATAAATGATTCATTTGCCACCATGTTCAAATAATATGAATTGTAGTGGGTATTATATGCTAAAATATCCAAAAGAATATTTAAACCAGAACCTTCAAAATCATAATCTTGAAATTGAGATTGTTGCTTTAAATAACTTTTTAGGTTCGTCTTGATTTGGTCAAAATCAAGGTCTGAAATTTGTAAACGAGGTGTTGCCATTTATCGGATTCGCTCTAGGAAAAAATTAATTGTGATTGGAGTTGTTTTATTAACAACAAAAAACTCCATTTCTACTTTAAAACCGTTGTTTTCAAAATCTGCCAAAGCATTAATTCTTGTTATATTAACTCTAGGCTCATAATTTGTAACAGTTTGTTTTATTTCATTTTCAATGGAAGTAGCGGTAATGTTATCCATGTTTTCAAACAATAAACGGCGAACATTACTTCCAATGTCTGGTTGGAAAGGCCTTTCGTAGTGGTTTGTCAAAACCAAATTTTTAATGGAATTAATCACAGCCATATCATCGACATTTCGGTTGATATCTTTTTTGACTGGATGAATAGTGAAATTCAAATCTAAATCACTATATTCTCTAGCTATATTGGTCGTTACGGTTGCCATGTCTTATTTATTCTATCCTGAGGACAAATCTACCTTTAAAGTGTCTGTTCCAATTAAATTTTCTACCATGTAATTCTGTGTGTTTCCAAGGTTATCAAACCTGGTCAGGAACAAATAATCATCCAAAATGGCTCTGGATTTTTGATAGAAATTAAAATCGTGAGCTCTTCTAATTGCAATCAATGAATTCGCAGTTTGAATATGTGTAATAATAGTATTTACTTGTGCTTCAGTTAAGGTGCAATTACCTGCGACAATTGAACTATTCATTGTGATCCAATCGTTAGCAATAACTGAGTTGTTTCCACTCAAATCGCCACCAATAAACAAGCTAGTAAAATTACCCAGCATTGGAGTAGCATTTTCTATATCATCGGTCTTATTAGTAATCTTTAAAATTTGTTGGCCAATGCCTGTTGCCAAATCATAGTTTGGTGCAGTCAAATTGCCATCGGTAGTAGCAGTTAAACCAGACAGGTTATCAGTATGAGATTTAAATGCAACCAATTCAATAATATAACCTCTAGCTGCATTTGCTAATGCAGGTGCAACATTGGCAGCTAGTGTGAATGTATTTGCTGGGTCCGTATTGGCAATTGTGTAAATTAAATTTGCATTGGATGTCAATGTGGATATAACTGTTACATGAGGATTCTTATAATATCTGGAACGAGAAACCACACCATCAGCAACATCATTTTGTTGCCATGTTGAAATTGAAAATGCTGATGCATTTAAATACTTTTTAGTTCCATCTGTTAAATATATGGAACCACCAAATTTTGAATCTTCAAAATTATAATTTAAACGAGAAAATATACTATTAGCTGCCATAATATTCCATTACATTAAAGGGATAGGAGGTGATGTTGGCCAACCACGATTACCAATATGATAATGCATATCATAGAGTAAACGAATTAGTTCCATGGGACCACGAATATCGGTCACAACAATGCCAGAAATCAAAGGTGCATTAACACTCAATGTAGCTTCAATCATACCTGGCACCGCAGGAGCAACAGGAAATCCTGCAGCTATTCCACCAAGTGTTGAGATACCTGCAAATGGATTTAGTGAGCCTGGAACCCCAGCATGGATACCAGTACCAGCAACTACTGCACCGGTTGATGTGATTGCTGCAGCAGTAATACTTCCATCAACAGTCAAATCTGAATTGAGTGCAAATGAATCTCCTGCATCCAATATAAATTGACCAGTTGCACTACCAACAATCAAACTCATATCATCACCAGAAGTTATTGATACTTTCTTGTTCACAACTTTTTGATAATTACCTTCTACTTCTAAAAAATAATCACCCTTAACTCTTTCGTATCTGTTACCTTCAATTGTAGTAACAGCATCACCAACAATAGTGATGTTACAGATACCACTAATCTTTACATTATTATCTTTAGCAACAATTTCGTAATTGTCGCCTAAAATTTTGTTTACTCTTGTGCCATCAGCTTGAAGTTCTGTATATGTGCCCGTTCTGTGTTGAGTGCGAATACGCTCAGCGCCAGGAGTATCATCAAACTCTTGAAAATGGCCAGATTCCGTTTGCGTTACATTGTTATATGGATACTGTGCTTTGAAGTCTGATTTTGGTTCAGTCCACGAATACTTACTTGGTTCAGGTGTTTTTGCCATTATATTGTTGCCTCATAAGTTGTCTTATCATATTTTGTTCCTTCGGAATCAGGATACAAACTCAATACTAATTTTTCTTTTTCGGCTGCTGACATTCCACTTGGACTTAATAGTGCATCGGCTGCAGCTGCGGGTATAGACATAGCAGCTTGTGTTGTTTGTAGTAGGGTTTGAGTTTCATTTAAAACATCTTTTGCAGAATCAGTTAATTCACTAGAAGATATACCTGGATCCGATGTCAACTCACCTGCAACTGCAAACAAACCTTTTGCTAATTCTCCGTATGCTTGTTTTAAACATTTTTGGAACATAGCCAACAATTCAGCAGGCAAAGACAAAATATATTCAATGATTGCACGAATCTCTTTAAGTCCTTGAATATATTTTGCCGTTTCAACAATCTTGTCTTGGATCCAACGAGTAATTTCTTTAATTCTTCTGGCTAAATCTTTTAAAAATTCTGTCATACCAGATGATGATGGTGAAATACCAAGAGCATCCATTATAGCACGGATAGCCTTTCTGATTGCTTTAACCAAATCTCCCGCTAACACTTTAGCTTTTGCCATACTTGTCTTAATATAAACGGCAACATCGCAAGCGTGTTCACGATTGGAATCTGCCACAGCAATGCCAGTATTTGCGGAAACACCTCTACCTAAGTTTGAAATTGTTGGAGAACCAACTGGTGTTGTGTCACCAACATTAAGCGCTTTTGGTGGTTTTGTTTCGTAAACTTTTTTCTGTTTTGTTTTAGCAGTAGGAGTTACAACAGGTGGTTCTGCTGGAAAATCTCCTATTACATTTCCAAGTTGGTCGTATTGAACTGTCATGTTAAACCTTTTGTTTAATTCCTGGTAATACACCCATCATAACGGGTTGTTGTGCGTTTTCGCCATCCATAAAAAATCCAACAATCCAATCACCAATAGCTGGTGAAGAAAATGATTTTGAATTGTTTAATGGATACATTGGGTGAGCCCATGGCAATTCTTCAGTTGGAATTAATTGCGTATCGGTTGTGTGCCATCCAAAAATTCTAATTTGGCATCGACCAAGCGCTAAAGGGTCGGCTCGGTTTTCAACTTCACCAACCCACCAAATAAATCCGTTTTTACCAGCAAAATTACTATTCATTATCCACCCACTCTATCTGCACTAATTAAAGGACGATTTGTAGAATCACTTGCCACTTCAAGTATTGTTTCATGTTTATCATACTTAATAATATGTCTTGTAGCTACAATTAAATATTTACCATACAGAGTTTTATCGTATGGGTCAGAACTATCATCCACAATAGACCTAGATGGATATTTAACCAAAACATTAAAACCAGATGTTAATGCAAAGTTACCTGGCAAAGTTATTCTTAATTTGGTTTGTGTCAAATTCTTTAAAATTGAATTCCTCTGGAAAATATAATTGTCAGTATCGTCAATAATTGTAGATGTTAAATTATCATTACTCTTGGTATAGGTATCATACTTCCTAGGAGAGGCTATAGGATACAATGATATCTTTGAGTTGTGCATGGCATCCACATTCAAATTATCTTTATTTTTAGCATCAGTAACATTTGGATTTTTATTTAAATGTTGACCTTTAGCATATACATCCAAAAATGAAATGTTATCTTCTTTTAATTGCCTTGTTAGAATATCATATCCAATAAACTTACCAGCATAAACACCATCCATAATGTTTTCTGCTAGGTTAAATTGTGATATAACTCTAACATCATATGCACCAAATGTTTCTTCTTTTATTTGAGTATTTTTACCTAAATTTTTAGGATTAAAATTGATGTCTGCGATTGTTGCTTTTGATATCAAAGTTGATAATGAAACAAAGTTATATCCGTATTTGTTTTGAAAAAACAAATAATTTGGTAAATTTGCAGAATCTACTGCACGAAAAGCAACCCATTTTAGAGCATCAAATGGTGATAAATTTGGAATAATAAAACTGTGTATTCCTTGAGTTGGCTCTAAAAGAGCAATTTTATTTGCATCAGGTGGAACTTTTAAATATTTTTCTAAAATTACGGCAACAGATTCATTGTATGTGCCAGTAAAAGATTGATTTATTTTTTGTTGTAATGAATAGATAAATTCTTCAGACACAAAATGCAAAACATACATTTCAGAAGATTGATTAATGTTTTTTCTATCAGTTTGTTTATAAATTCTAAATGTTCTTTTAAAATTTGTGAGCTCACCTTCACCACTTTTGGAGATGTTAATAGAAATATAATCACTACCATCAAAGTATAGTTTTTCTGATAGACCAACACCATCACGAACAACAATGTTGCCAGAGATGGATGGCATCAACATTGAATCAAAAATATTCAATTCATCAAATATAGAACCAATATCAAACTTACCCAATTTGGTAATGATTGATAATTCGGTTATTTTGAACTGCGAGGACTGCTTAATATCAATTGGCATTATGTATTAAATACGCTTCTAATCTGTTGTTCTATTGGAGATACAAATTCAGGTTTTAAAATTTTAATTCTTCTTTTAGATTCATTCAATTCAATTTCATAATCATAATATGATTTTGGTTCTTTAGTAACAGAAACAGTAATGGTTTGACCAGAACTTAAAGTTTTTACTACACTAGATTCAATAATATTTGCATATGTATTAGCATCAACTTGAATTTTTGTTTCCAATTTAGTGTTGGTTAAGTTTGTGGTACGAGTTTCAATTTGATAATAAGAATGGTTATGACCTTGAGCCCATGTTGTCCCTGATTGGCCAGCACTCGCATTAGCTGAATATTTGTCATCAATATATTTAATTATAGTTCTTTGGTCTAATGGCCAATCAAACTGACCATCAACAATATCATTTACCATTAGTATTACCCAATGGCGTTCTGGTGAACCATATAATTTTGATGCAATAATTTCTGGTGTATCACCATCTTGAATATCATATTCATAATACACAACGGTGTTGTTTTTGAATGATTGTTCAAACCCAAATCTAGCTGTAATATTGGTAACAACATCAGCCGATAACACACCTTCTTCTAAAAAATATGCAGTTTTTGGAAAATAATTAAAATATTTTGACATGATTATTATCCTAATATACCGGTACTTTTAAGTCCACTTACTACGGTATCAACTATTGAACCACTTTTTGCTTTATTACCATCAAGTAGATTACTATTTTTGTAAATCATCTCTGTTTCTTCAAATGTTAAACTCATCTTAATAGCAACAGGCATACCAGTTCCACCTTTTTGAGCAGTTTGACCAGGAACCTCATAAGCGGCAAAACCACCAGGTGCATAATCTGTATCAATAGATTTTAATACACAAGTTGAAATTTTTGGAATATTTGGATTTTCTTTACCATTATAATAAAAACTAATATCAAATTCGGATGGCGGAACTAAAAAGAAACCACCACTTGCAGTAACTAATTCTGGTGCTTGATGAAAACGAAGTCTATCAATAATTTTTTGAACCTGCAAAGCTTCGCCTTCCGAACGAGGATAAAATACAAAGTCAAATGTAAATGTTCTAAATTCAGGATTAGAATAAATCATTTCCATCATTGGATTTTGAACCATACCAGCGCCAGCTGCAAATATAGCATTTCCTGCACCTTGACCCAATATTGAATCAGCTACACCACGATTCAAACTCATAAACATATAAGATAAGTTTTGACCAAGATTTGCACTAGCATTTGGGTCATTACTTTTTACACCATCAGCAATTGAAGCACCAGCAGCTAATCCTGCAGCTCCCATTGTTCCACCAAGTTTTGCTGTGTTATATTGTTGTTTATATGAAAATCTAAGATTGTCAGGCATATACAAAACTACGGTATCAGTAATTCTGCGAATTGTTCTTGTAAATGCTACCGAACTAGCGTCTGTAACAAAAGATTTAATTGTATCAATACTAGCGTTCACACCTGCACCAGCTTGGCCAAACTGAGAAATTTTTGACTGTAAAGAATTAAATGCACCTGATATTTGGCCAGTAAAATTCGATCCTGCACCAAGAGAACCAGCAACATTATTAACCAAATCACCTGCACCATTAATCGTTTTACCTAAATTACCACCAAAGGTAGAAAGATTATTGTCTAATCTATTTTGAATAACAAAAGGATTATCACCAGTCTGTGTTCCGCCATATGATGTTTTATTCTGTTCATTAATATTAATTGCAATATAATGACCTTTATCCGAAGAACCAATATCTTCAGGATAACGATATGTGTTTAATTCATATTGAGAACTTTGCAAAGCACTTAGCGGACCCTTTGGTTGACCGGGTGCTTGAAAGGTGATGTCAGTTAGGTTAAATAGAGCCATTTAGGGATTCCCGTGGAATTATACTACATATTTATATGACATTTGGCAACAATTACAAAGGATGGTTCAAACCTAAGAACCCTGGCAAATATAAAGGCGATGCCTCTAATATCGTTTATAGGTCGACTTGGGAGGTGCGTGTAATGAAATGGCTTGACGAACATCCGCAAGTCATTTGGTGGGGCTCGGAAGAACTTCCAATACCATACATTTCACCTGTGGACAAGAAGAAACACAGATACTTTCCAGATTTTATTGCCAAGATGCGATTAAAAGATGGCAAAGTAATGACCTACATCATCGAAGTAAAACCACTTGCCCAAACAAAGATGCCCACGCAAAAGAAAAGAACTCAGAAATACATTCAGGAAATGGCAACTTACGCTGTGAACCAAGAGAAGTGGAGAGCTGCTGACATCTTCTGTCAGGAACATGGATGGAAATTTCTAGTGGTTACTGAGAAGGAATTAGGTATCTA